AGATTTACTGTTGACATGCTTGAAAATTCAACGTCGACAGCAACAGGAGGCGGTTTACAGTGTACAGTTGGCCCAGTAAATGATAGAGCTTAATTATGATAAATAAAATTTGGAATTGGATAAAAAATATTTTTAAACCTGAAAAACAGGACCCTCATCTTACAATGTATGAGGAAGTAGAGGAAACTCCAAGACAAAAAAAGATACGTTTAAAATATAAAAAGGAGTCAGAATAATGGCTGGATTAAGTTATAGTGATTTAGTTACACAAATAAGAAATTATACTGAAACAGATTCAAATGTTTTAACAACTGCTATTTTGGAAAATATAATTTTAAATTCTCAGTATAGAATAATGAGAGATATTCCTATTGATGCAGATAGATTACAACAAGAAGGTAATTTAGTAACAGGTCAAGAATCTATCAATGCTCCAGCAGGTGCTTTATTTATAAGAGGTATCCAAGTTTATGATTCAACATCTTCTATAGCTGGTGCTAATACATGGTTAGAGAAAAAAGATGTAACTTATTTACAAGAATATGTATCTTCAACAGAATCTTCAAAAAGAGGTAAACCTAAATATTATTCTATGTATGGAGGAGCAACAGGTAATACAGATACTACATCTGGAAGAATGTTTCTTGCCCCGGTTCCTGATACAACATATAAATTTAGAGTACATTATAACAAGATGCCAGCTACTTTAGAGTCTGGAAATACTACAAACTATATAAGTCTAAACTTTCCAAATGGTTTATTATATTGCTGTCTATCAGAAACATATGGATTCTTAAAGGGTCCAATAGATATGTTGACACTATATGAAAATAAGTATAAACAAGAGGTACAAAAGTTTGCTAACGAACAAGTTGGTAGAAGACGAAGAGATGACTACACAGATGGCGCTATTCGAATACCAGTTAAATCAGCAAACCCATAGGAGATAAAATATTATGGCAATATCATCGGCAATTTGTAACAGCTTCAAACAAGAAATTTTAGTTGGTACACACAATTTCACAGCGTCAAGTGGTAATACTTTTAAAATAGCTTTGTTTACAAGTTCAGCATCTTTAGGTGCAGGTACAACAGCTTATTCAACTTCAAACGAAATTTCAAACACATCAGGATCTGCATACTCTGCAGGTGGTGCAACATTAACAAGCACAACTCCAGCTTTATCTGGATCAACTGCAGTGTGTGATTTTGCAGATGTTAGTTATACTTCAGCATCTTTTACAGCTAATGGTGCATTGATTTATAATGATACTCAAGCTGACAAAGCTGTGGCAGTCATAGCTTTCGGCGGTGATAAAACAGTTTCTTCTGGAACTTTCACAATTCAATTTCCAACAGCAGACGCATCTAACGCAATAATCCGTATAGCATAGGGGGTAAAACCTTATGTCCGCCAATACTTGGAATAGATCAGGTACTACCTGGAGTCAAGGTTTATGGGGCGAACAGGATAGTAATTTAATAGATTTAACAGGAGTATCAGCAAGTTTTTCTTTAGGAGAAGTAGTCTCTTTTGCTGAACAAGGTTGGGGTAGAGATGATTGGGGAACTGAGCCATGGGGTGAAAGTTTTGATCCAGTTATCGCAGTCTCAGGTTTTAGTTTAACAGCATCACTTGGTACAACTACAGAATCTAACCAAACAGGTTGGGGAAGACTTTCTTGGGGAACTGCTGATTGGGGTGAAGGTAGAGATGAAACTGTATCTTTAACAGGAATTGGACTTACAAGTTCTTTAGGAGATATTACTACAGAAAATATAATCTTCTTAGAAATGCTTGCCTCTGCTGCTTCTATGAGAAGTGCTGTAGGTAGTCCACAAGTTGATGGTGAAATAGGTGTCCCACTAACAGGTGTATCAGCTGAGTTTGCAACACCAACAATGTCTTACGTTGGAACTTTAGTTGGTTGGGGTAGAGATGCATGGGGAGATAATTCCTGGGGAGAATCTCCAAATCAAGTTATTCCTTTAGTAGGCCAAGATGCAACTGCAAGCGTTGGAGCACCTACATTAGAATTTGCATATGAATTATCAAGTCAAGTAGCAACTACAAGTGTTGGAAGTTTAAGTTTTGTAATTAGTCCAACAATTAGTTTAACCGGACAAGCAGCTACATCTGACGAAGGACTTTTAGGTTTAGCTTTTGGTACAAGCACTGAACCAGTAACAGGAATAGCTTTAACTTCTAGTTTAGGAACTCCTGGATTGGAGTTCGGTCCAAGTGCCATTACAGGTGTATCAGCAACAACTAGTGTTGGAGAAGTAACTGTAGGATCTGTTGAATTAATTAATGTAACTGGAGTAGCAGCAACATCTGGAGTAGGTTCTGTTACATTAGAATTTACTTATGAATTATCAGGTCAATCTTCTACGTCTGCTGTAGGATCTATTACACCTGCAGATGTAATACAAGGATTAGTATTAGATCAAATTACATCAACCGTAGGATTGTTAGGAATAGAGTCTTACGCAAACATTGACACAGGCTCAAATACATCGTATACAAGTGTTGCAAAAGGATCAAATAGTAGTTATTCTAATGTTGCAACAGGATCAAATACGAGTTATAATGACGTCGCATAGGAGATAAAATTTATGGCATCAACATACACACCTCTAGGTATAGAGCTTCAAGCAACTGGTGAAAACGCTGGTACATGGGGAACTAAAACAAACGCTAATTTAAACTTAGTATCACAATTAACAGGTGGTTTTGCATCATTATCAATTGCTGGTGGCGCACAAACTACTACTTTAACTGTTGCCGATGGTGCTTTGACTGGAACAGCTCAACAAAGAATGATTGAGTTTACAGGTTCAATTACAGGAAATCAAATTGTTACAATTCCAAATGATGTAGAAACTTTTTATTTTTTAAGAAATTCAACATCAGGTGCTTACACGGTACAATTTAAATACGCAACAGGTTCAGGAGATACATTTACTTTTGCGGCAGGAGATAAAGGAACAGCAGTTTTATTTGCAACAGCAAATGATGGAACTAATCCAGATATATATACTTTACCAGCAGGTGATGTAACTCTTACTGGAACACAAACTTTAACAAACAAAACTTTAACTAGTCCTAAAATAGGAACTTCCATTTTAGATACTAATGGCAATGAATTAGCTTTACTAACAGCCACAGGTTCAGCAGTTAATGAATTTACAATAGCAAATGCTGCTACAGGAAACGATCCAACTTTATCTGCAACAGGTGGTGATTCAAATATTGACATAGCTATTAAACCAAAAGGAACTGGAGAAACAGTTTTTGGAACAGGTGCCGCAAATGCAACTATAACTTCTAGTGGAGCACATGATTTAATTTTAGATACTAACTCAGGTACTAACTCAGGTACAATTACAATTACAGACGCAGCTAATGGAGACATAACTATAGCTCCCAATGGAACTGGAGTTGCTAAAGCAGTAGATGCTGGAGATAACACTGGTGCAATTAAAATTGCAGGTAAAGAAACTATATGGATTCCCGCTGCAGCCATGTACGCTGCAACTACTAATGGAGCTGACGCAGAACAAGTAGAAACAACAGCAACAAGACCAGATATGAAAGTATTTGATTTTGATGCTAGTACAAAACAATACACACAATTTACAATAGCTATGCCAAAATCATGGAATGAAGGTACTTTAACTTATCAAGTTTACTGGGCACCTAGCACGACTAACACAGGAAATGCTATTTTTGGTTTACAAGGTGTTGCATGTGCAGATGGTGATACTATCGATGTTGCATATGGAACAGCTATAGAAGTTACGGACGCCGGTATAGGAACAGTTGAAGATCAACAAATTACAAGTGAAAGTAGTGCTATGACAGTTGCAGGTTCTCCTGCAGCAGGTGAACAATCTTACTTTCAACTATACAGAGATGCAGCGGATGGTGGTGACACATTCACTGGTGAATGTAGAGTTCTAGGTATCAAATTATTCTTTACTACTGACGCGGCTAACGACGCATAAGGAATTTAGATATGAGAGATTTAAAAAATAAACTTACAACTGGTAAGAACACAAAAAACATCCAAGGTAAAAAAGGTAAAATGTTCGGTTATCAAGTCTTAGGATTTGGATCAGGAGCTGATGGTGGTTGGGATGGTTCAGTAGAATATTTAATAGTAGCCGGAGGTGGTGGTGGTGCGGGAAACCAGTCACCAAGATCAGCTTCTGGAGGCGGAGGCGGAGGAGGAGGATATAGAACTTCTTTTCCTGGTTTTATAGGAGTAAAATTAGTTTTAGCAGAGGGTGGCACTTATCCAGTATCAGTTGGAGCTGGTGGTGCAAAAAGTGATAACCCTAGTAACAATTCACAAGGTGCAAGAGGTGGAAATTCAGCAATAACACACCCAACAATAACAGATATAGAAGCAACAGGTGGTGGTGGCGGAGGTGCAGTAAATGCAAGCGGACTTCCTGGAGGCTCTGGAGGTGGTGGTGGAAATTCTCCTAGTAGTTCTTCATCAACGGGAGCTGGAAACACGCCTCCTGTAAGTGCAACTCCTGTAATGCCTGGAGGACAAGGTTATCCGGGTGGTAGCCCAGCAACTAATTATGAATCTATGGGTATACCCGGTGGTGGTGCTGGAGGTGCTGGTACTGCTTCTGAAACTCCCGGTACTCCTACTCCCGGTACAGGAGGAATCGGTTTATCTAATTCAATATCAGGAAGCTCTGTAGGATACGCTGGAGGCGGCGGCGGTGGCGGTGCCGGTTGGGCTGGACACAAAGGCGGCGGTGGAGGTGGACAACCACAAACATCAAGCAGTCGTGGATTTGGTGCTGGTCATGGAGGTGCGGCTGGAAACCCATCTCATAGCGCAAACGCCATAGCTGGTGCTGATAATACCGGCGGTGGAGGCGGTGGAGGCGGAGTTCCAGTTGTAAACCCTATAGTTAGTCCAGCAGCAAATGGAGGTAGTGGTATTGTTTTTATAAGAACTCCAGGAGATGTAAATTTAGGTGTAAGTCCAGGAACTAACTCAGTTGCAACTTTACCTAGTGGAGAAAAAGTAGCAACATTTACTGTTTCAGGGAATTTAACAACTTAATTATTATGGCACATTTCGCAGAATTAGATTCAAACAATATAGTAATAGAAGTTAAAAAGGCTTGTAATATTGATATTCAAAATAATGGTGGAGAACAATCTGAGCAAGCTGCAACACATTTTAAAAGTGTTTGTCCATTATCAGAAAATGGAATTAAATATGTTCAAACTTCTTATAATGATAATTTTAGAAAACAATATGCGGGTGTTGGTTATTTTTATGACTCTACAAAAGATAAATTTTTAAGTCCACAACCTTACCCTTCATGGTCATTAGATAGTAATGACGATTGGCAACCACCAGTACCAGAACCAACAATTACAACTGATGGTTCAGACCCTATAGAGACTGCAGTGTGGGTATGGAGTTATGGTTGGGATGAAGATGTATATCAAGCTGATAATACTAAAGGTTGGAAAGGTAAAAAAATGAATTTAAATAATACAGATCATACTGACACAGCTACTTACTATTGGAACGGAACAGACTGGGTTACTGAATAATTAATTCTTTACTTTTATAATATTATTTAATATAAATAATATTTATATAAAGATTATAAATGAATTTGCAAAATTATTATTATTATTTTCAAAATGCTCTTACACCTAGATTTTGTGATGAGTTGATTAAATATGGAACTTCAAAACAACAAGAATTAGCAAAAATAGGACACTTATCTAAAAAAAATTCTTTAACTAAAAAAGAAATAAAAGATTTAAAAAAAACAAGAGATTCAAATATTACATGGCTTAACGATCGATGGATTTATAGAGAAATACAACCCTATATACATCAAGCAAATAAAAATGCTGGTTGGAACTTTGATTGGGATTATTCTGAAAGTTGTCAATTTACAAAATATAAATTAAACCAATACTATGATTGGCATTCTGATTCTTGGCCTGATCCCTATGCTGATGAAACAGATTTAAATATGAATGGTAAGATTAGAAAATTATCTGTTACTTGTTCTTTATCTGATCCAAAAGATTATAAAGGTGGAGAATTAGAATTTGATTATAGAAACCTTAATCCAGAAAAAAAAAGAAAATTTGTAAAATGCAAAGAAATACTTCCTAGAGGGTCTATCGTTGTATTTCCGTCATTTGTTTGGCATAGAGTCAATCCTATAATAAAAGGTACTAGATATTCTTTAGTAGTTTGGAATTTAGGATTGCCGTATAAATAATATGAAAGTATTTTTACAAGATAATTTTTTAACTGTTAAAGAATGTAAAAAATTAATAAAATTATATAAAGCTTGCCCAACACCTGAAAGATTTAACACAACCTATCCAATGTTTTTAACAATAGGTCAACTACCAAAACTAGAAGAAAAAATTAATAAAATAGGTATGGATATAAATAGATCTGTAATAGATTGGTTTCAAATTGTTAAGTGGCCTTGTCCTAATTTAGGCAAAGATATTCATTACGACACAGCTTCTAATAAAACTACTCTAAGTAGCATTATTTATTTAAACGATAATTATGACGGTGGTCATACTTTTTTTAAAGATGGCACTAGTTTTGCTCCTGTGACGGGTAGAGCTATTTTTTTTGATGGAAATTATTATGAACATGGTGTATCTTCATCAACTAAGAACGACAGATATACTGTAGCAACATGGCTAAAACATAATGAGCTTTAAAAAAAATAAATATTCAATATTAAAAAAAGCTATATCTTCTGAATTAGCAAATTTTGTTTATAAATATTTTCTTAACAAAAGAGAAGTTGCAAAATTTTTATTTGCTAATAGATATATATCGCCTTTTACAGAATATTATGGTGTATGGAATGATGAACAAGTACCAAATACTTATTCACATTATAGTGACATTGTAATGGAAACTTTATTACAGGAAGTAAAACCTATAATGGAAAAACATACAAAATTAAAATTATCTGAAACTTACTCTTATGCAAGAATTTACAAAGAAGGTGATGTGTTAGCTAGACATAAAGATAGATACTCATGCGAAATATCTACTACATTAAATTTAGGTGGTGATTCATGGCCAATATATTTAGACCCAACAGGTAAAAAGGATCAAGCTGGTGTTAAAGTACAACTAGATCCAGGTGATATGTTAATCTATTCTGGATGTGATCTTGAACATTGGAGAGAAGAATTTAAAGGCAAAAACTGTGGTCAAGTATTTTTACATTATAACAAAGCTAATTCTAAAATAGCTAAACAAAATTATTTAGATAAAAGACCATTGTTGGGTCTTCCCTCTTGGTTTAAAAATACTAAAATAAATAAAAAATAAATGAAAAAAATTATAGTTGTAGGTGGTGGTAGTGCTGGATGGATGACAGCTTCTACACTTATTAAATGTTTTCCAAATAAATCTATAACAGTTATAGAAAGCCCGAATGTTCCAACTGTTGGTGTGGGAGAAAGCACTATCGGTCAAATAAGAGGTTGGACTTCTTTATTAGGTATTGAAGATAAAGATTTTATTTCACATACTGATGGTAGTTATAAACTATCAATTAAATTTACAGACTTTTATAAAAAGGGTCATGCTTTTCATTATCCTTTTGGAACACCAAATACTGACAACAATTTATCTGAAATAAATGATTGGTGGTTCAAAAAAATATACAAACCTAAAACGCCTAATTCTGATTTTGCTAATTGTATCTTTCCGCAAATGGCATTAGTAAATGAGAATAAATTTTTTTTTAACAAAGACAATAAATTACCTTTTAATATTAAACAAGATACTGCTTTTCATTTTGATGCTACAAAATTTGGTCTATGGTTAAAAGATCACTATTGTTTGCCTAGAGGTGTTAAACACATTAAAGAAGATATTAAAACAATCGAACAAGATAAAAATGGCATCAAGTCATTAAACAAAAAGTATAAAGCTGATTTGTTTATAGATTGCACAGGTTTTAAATCTTTATTATTAGATAAAACATTAAAAGAAGAATTTATATCTTTTGAAAATTTACTACCAAACAATAAGGCTTGGGCAACAAAAATACCTTATAAAAACAAAAAGAAAGAATTAGAAACATTTACTAATTGTACAGCTATTGAAAATGGTTGGGTTTGGAATATCCCAATGTGGACAAGGATTGGCACAGGCTATGTTTATTCAGATAAATTTGTTGATGACGAAACAGCACTTCAACAATTTAAAAAACATCTAGGTAAAAAAGCACCTAAAAATAAATCTGATTATAAAAATATTAAAATGCGAGTAGGTATTCATAAAAGATTATGGGTTAAAAATGTAGTAGCGATTGGTTTATCTGCTGGTTTTATAGAACCATTAGAAAGTAATGGTTTATATTCTGTGCATGAATTTTTAATTGAATTAGTAAGAAATTTAAAAAGAGGTAAAGTATCACAATGGGATAGAGATAATCATAACTTTACTTGTTATAAAAAATTTCAAAGCTTTGCTGAGTTTGTTGCACTTCATTATGCTTTATCACACAGAGATGATACTAAATACTGGAAAGCAAATTTAAATAAAGAATGGAGTAAAGGTGTAACTGATAAAGTTAATCCGTTAGTTCATGGTATTTTAAACTCTATGATAGACAGAAATGCTAATTTTTACCATGATAAATTAGGTGGTATTTCTTCTATATCTGCTGGTATGAATTGGTCGCCAACAGATTTAGAAACATTAATAGCCTACAATAAAAATAATAATATGGAATATTGGAATAGTGTTTTTAAAAAATCCACAGATAATTTAGAATATAAAAAAAAGAAATGGAAAGATGCTGTTAAAGGTGCACCTATTTTACATGACTTTTTATTAAAAAATTATATGAAAAAATGAAAATTACTATTATAGGTAGAGGAAATGCTGGTTGTATATCTGCAATGCATTTTGCTCATTATAGAAATAATATAAATACAAAAATAGAAATAGATTTATTATTTGATTCTAACATTCCACCTGTTCCTACAGGACAAGGAACTACTTTAGATTTTCCTGAAATTTTATTTAATTGTTTTAATTTAGGATATTTAGACAAATTTCCATCTACAAAAAAAACAGGGATAATGTATGAAGACTTTGGTAAAAATAAAGATAAAGTTTTTCATAATTTTCCAGTAGGAAATTATTCTTTACATTTTGACCCTAAAGATTTTCAAGATTTTGTATGTAAAAATTTAAAGATTAATTTTAATGAAATAGATGAAAACGTAAAAGACTATAAACAAATTGATTCTGATTATATTATAGATTGCAGGGGTTCTCCAAAAACATTAAAAGGTTATGAAGAATTAGTTAGTCCTGTTAATTGTGCTTTGTTATCTACATTACCAAAAAAAGAAAATGATGTTGAATATACTAGATCAATAGCACATGAAAATGGTTGGTGTTTCTACATACCTTTGCCTGACAAAACATCTTTAGGTTACATATTTAATAAATCTATTACTAATGTTGATCAAGCCACTAAAAATTTTAAAAATACTTTTAATGTAAAAAAAGTAAACAAAGTTTTTCCATTTAAACAATATGTAGCAAAAGAACCTATTATTGATAATAGAGTTTTATTAAATGGTAATAAACTATTTTTTCTAGAACCTTTAGAAGCAACTGCTATGGGCTGTTATATTAATTCTGCTAGGTTTTATTTTGATTATATATTTAACAATGCCAGTAAAGAATACACATCTAATAAAATTAAAGAATATGTTTATCAACTACAAGATTTTATTTTATGGCATTATTCTTATGGTTCTAAATATGATACTATTTTTTGGAAACATTCTAAAAATTTATGGCATAGCCATAATAAACAAGAGATAGAAAAAATTATAACAATATCAAGAGACATGTCTAAACAAGACATACAAAAAAGCCTGCATTCAAATTTTAAATATGCACAATGGCAATTATGGAATTTTAACAATTTTATAAAAGGCATGGAATAGTTGTATAATTTGACAAAATTTAAAAAATAATCTATACACTAGGTTTGCAGGGGGAGGATCCACCACATATTCCCCTTGCTTTTAATCTGTTGCTCTCAATAGAAATGTGTTATAACTTAATAAACGGATTAATTTATGCTACAAAAGATAGGATTCCAACCTGGATTTAATAAACAAGTTACAGAAACCACAGCTGAAGGGCAATGGGTTGATGGAGATAATGTACGTTTTAGATATGGAACACCTGAAAAGATAGGTGGTTGGCAACAATTAGGTGAGTCAAAACTTACAGGAG